ATTATGGAAATAGATCAAAGGAAATAATATGAGCAATGTATTTGATATTGGTGGTGGAGAACAATCACAACCACAACCACAACGTGTTAATGTGAATTTGAGTGACGCACAAGATATTGTTTGTGAAAAATGTAACGGTCACTTTTTTCATGAAGTAACATTTTTCAAAAAGATTTCTGCACTTGTTTCTCCTACTGGCAAGGAAGCAATTGTACCCCTCCAAACATATGCGTGTCTTGAGTGTGGAAACATTAATCCTGAATTCCTTCCTACTGGATTTGGAAATAATGGCTAAGAATCTTTTTGACCACATCAAGGGTGTGACCAAAGATAAGGTTAAGTGGGAAACCCTTGCTGAAGAAGACCAAAAGACGTGGAATAATTTTATTATCACCCGTTGGTTTTCTATGGAGATGGAATTGACGGATGCTGTGAACGACTTTCAAAAGTATAGTAACGGCATCCTTACCTCCAAAGATTACTATAAATTACTTTATGATATTTTACCAAAGACCACATTCTATTTGAAATATGTGAAGAAATCTAAGAAGGTGGAGATTGATTCACAATTCGTAGATTTGTTCTGTCAACATTATCAACTTGGTAAGAAAGTAATTTTTGAGTATATTACAGACCTCCTAAGAATGAATCCAAATGAACTTGTTTCTGTTTTGGAATCTTATGGAACCAAGAAAGAAGACGTAGAAAAATTCAAGAAACAAATAAAGACATTAAAATGAGGACAACAAAGATGGCAATAAAAGAAATTGACTTGGGTAAGAAGGCAGATGAGAATGACATCATTGCCCAAATGGAAGAGAAGTTTCCCGTTATGACTACGGACTTCAAGAGAATTCAACGTGAACAATACGAACTTTTTTGCCGTAAGCAATCTAACTATGGGCCGGATAATATCTCATTAGGAACAACTCTTGAAAGAGAACAAGATAGAAAATTATCACTTCAAGGTTTGTTCTTTCGATTGAACGATAAAATCAATCGGTATAAGCAAATGATTATGTTTGGTTCACAAGATGCTGTTGGTGAATCACTTGAAGATACATTCAAAGATATTTCAGTTTACGGTATCATTGCACAACTCGTTCAAAACGGGAAGTGGGGTAAGTAATGCCTTCTTCACGAATTTCCTTTTCACAGTATCAAATGTGGAAGGGATGTCCTCACCGTTGGAAACTAAATTATATTGATAAGGTTTCTGTTCCTTCTCCATCCATTGCACTTGTGTTTGGAACTGCAATGCACGAAGTTCTTCAGATGTATGTTGAGATGTTATATAGATCAACCGTTCAAGAAGCAAATGAACTTCCACTTGAAGATCTCCTAAAAGAAAAAATGGGTGTGGAATATAAGAAGATGTTGACTGAAAACAATGAACAACACTTTTCCAATCCAGATGAAATGCAGGAACATCTTATAGATGGTATTGAAATCATTCGTTGGTTCAAGGCACATCGTGAAGAGTTCTTTATGAAGAAGGGTTGGGAACTTGTTGGTATCGAATTACCAATCAATATCATACCACTTGAATCAAATCCAAATGTTCGTCTCGTTGGTTTTCTTGACTTGGTAATGCGAGATTTAAAAACTGGTAAGGTTTATATCTACGATTTCAAAACTTCAACAAGTGGGTGGAATAAGTACACAAAGGCAGATAAAGTAAAAACATCACAACTTGTTTTGTACAAGACTTTCTACGCAAAACAGTTTGATATTCATCCTGATGATATTGAGATTGAGTATCTTATTTTGAAACGTAAGATTGATGAGAATGCAGAATATGCTGCGATGAGAAAACGTGTTCAACGGTTTGCACCTTCACATGGAAAGTTATCACAAAAACAAATCCTGAAAGAGATTCAGACATTTGTTGAGACCGCATTTGATTCAGAAGGTAACAAGAGAACAGACATTTACTATCCTGCAATTGAAGGTGAGAAGGCCAAGAATTGCCGGTGGTGTGAATTCAAAGATAGAGATGATTTATGTCCAATAAAGAATAGGGTTCAATAATGAATTACGCGTATACATTTGATGATATTCAAATTATTCCAAAGTATAGTGAAGTGGATAGTCGTGGTAAATGTAATCTTGTAACAAACTTTACAAAACAATATAAGATTGGTACACCACTTGTTGCTTCACCAATGGACACAGTAACCGAATACAATATGGCAGTAACAATTGGATCCTACGGTGGAGTTGGTGTAGTTCACCGATTCATGACTATTGAAAGACAGGCAAATCAAGTTCGTAAGATTAAGGAACAAGAGAAGTTAGTAGCTGCCGCAATTGGTGCAACAGCCGATTATAAAGAACGTGCACAAGAACTTGTAAACGCAGGCGCAATTGTTCTTCTAATTGATGTTGCTCATGGTAATACAAAGCAAGTAAAAGACGCAATCTCTTGGTGTAAAGAAAATCTGCCAAACTATGTAGATGTAATTGCAGGTAATGTTGCTACATATGAAGGTGCAAAAAATCTGGTAGAGTGGGGCGCTGACGCGATTCGTGTTGGAATTGGTAATGGTTCTCTTTGTGAAACAAGAATCAGAACTGGAATTGGTATTCCACAAGTTACAGCTCTCATTGATTGTGTTCGTGCCGTAGAAGAATCAGGAATTGATGCTCCTATTATTGCAGATGGTGGCGTCAGAATGACAGGTGATGTTGCAAAAGCAATTTCACTTGGTGCAGATTCTGTAATGTTAGGTTCACTTCTTGCAGGTACTCGTGAATCCCCTGGTGAAATTCAGAGAATGGGAATGTGGCCAAACGAACAACTCTTCAAGAAGTACCGTGGTTCTGCATCTGCTGAAGTAAAGCAAGTTCACGGTTTGGAAGAAAAGAACGTTGAAGGTAATTCAAAGTTGATTCCGTACAAGGGTAAAGTAGAACGTGTCATTAATGACATCAATGACGGTGTTCGTTCTGCCATGTCTTATGTTAACGCAACAACAATTAGAGAATTCCAAGTTAAGTCCGAACACATCTTGATTACACAAAATGGTTTGATAGAAGCTAAACCGCACTTGTTATTGTAATCGTTTTTTCGTATATTGATATTTATTGAAAACAAAAGTTTCGTAATCAAAGGTTTCGTATGGCAAAGAAAAAGATTCTACTCCTATCAGACGATCTACGTCTAACAAGTGGTATTGCGACTGTCTCCCGTGATATGGTAATTGGTACTTGTCACAAGTATGATTGGGTTCAAGTCGGTGCCGCTATCAATCATCCAGAAAAAGGAAAGGTACTTGACCTATCCGAAGATGCAAAAGGTTTGACTGGCGTTCAAGATGCCTCCATCAAAATTTACTGTAATGATGGTTACGGTGATCCATTTTTAATTAGAAACTTAATAGAAGCAGAAAAGCCAGACGCAATTCTCCACTTCACCGATCCACGTTTTTGGGATTGGTTGTACAATATGGAGCATGAAATCAGAATGAAAATTCCACTCATGTATCTAAATATTTGGGATGATATTCCTGATCCTATGTGGAATAAAGAAGCTTATTCAAGTTGTGATTTGTTGATGGCTATTTCAAAACAAACGTATGGCATCAATCATAGAATTCTTAACCGATTTGAAGGAAGTGTAAATTCTGGACGAGTAATGTATGTTCCACACGGAATAGATACAAGTATGTACTATCCAATAACGGATGGTGATAAACAATGGAATGATTTTCAGAATGAATCTAAAAAAGTCAGAGGCAGTAACTCTGATAAATTTGTAGTTTTTTGGAACAACAGAAACATTCACAGAAAGCATCCCGGCGATGTAGTTCTTGCTTATAATCATATGTGTGAATTAATTGTTAAAGATGGTGGAAACCCTGATGAAGAAACTTTGCTATTAATGCACGCATCTCCGATAGATCAAAACGGAACAGATCTAACAGCCGTTGTTCATGAATTGTGTCAACATCCAGTCATGTTTAGTGACAGAATACTCCCAAGTCAAGGATTAAATATTTTGTACAACGTCGCTGATGTTGTAGTCAACATGGCATCTAACGAAGGATTCGGTCTTGGAACAGCAGAAGCAATTTCGGCCGGTACACCAATCGTTGTAAATGTGACTGGCGGTCTTCAAGATCAATGTGGTTTCATTAATCCAAAGACAGGTAAGTATTTTACCGCCGATGATTACATTGAAGTAAAGACTCTCCATAGAAGAGAAGAATGGTCAACACTTGAACACGGTGAATGGGTAAAGCCAGTTTGGCCATCAAACATTTCACTTCAAGGTTCAGTACCAACACCATACATTTTTGATGACCGTGCAGATTTCCGTGAAATAGGTCAAGCTCTTTACGAATGGTTTAAGACATCAAAGGAAGAGAGAATTACGGCCGGAATAAAAGGTTCTGAATTTATTCGAAATACGGAAAGTGGGATGAGTCGCGATAATATGTGTGAAAGAATTATTGAAAGTGTTGAGGGATGCTTCGATAATTTCAGTCCAAGAAACCGTTTTGAATTACATTTAGCTTGAGGATAATATGAGTCATAAACCTAATTTAGTATTTTGTGGGCCAGTTGCAACTAGAAGTGGATATGGAGAACACTCTCGTGATCTTTTAACGTCACTATTTAAAATGGATAAGTTCAATATCAAGGTTATTTCTATAAATTGGGGAGGAACTCCGATGAATGCTCTTGATGTTACTAATCCTGAACATAAACAAATAATGGATGCAATAATTCCAGGATTAACACAGCAACCTGATATTTGGATTCAATGTACTATTCCGAATGAATTTCAAGCTGTTGGTAAGTATAATATCGGTGTTACCGCTGGTATTGAAACAACATTGTGTTCTGGTCAATGGATCGAAGGATGTAATAAAATGAATCTTGTACTTGTGCCATCAAAACACGCTAAGGATGTTTTTCTGAACACAAAATACGAGAAGAGAGATAAAACCACAAATCAATCAGTCGGTCAAGTTGAAATAACAGTTCCTATTGAAGTTTTACATGAAGGCGTTCGTTTGGATATTTTTGATTCAAACAAAGAAATCGAAAAGAATATTGACGAAACTCTTAACAACATAAAAGAAGATTTCTGTTATCTATTTGTTGGTCACTGGTTAAAGGGAGACTTCGGAGAAGACAGAAAGGATGTTTCGGGGATGATATATACCTTCATAGAGACTTTCGGTGATACCGAAAATCCTCCGGCACTCTTATTGAAATCTTCAGTGGGAACCTTTTCTATAACTGATAGATCTACAATGTTGCGTAAAATATCACTGATAAAACAAATGAGTAAGAAGAAGAATCTTCCAAACATATATCTGTTACACGGTGACTTAACTGATGAAGAGATGAATTCGCTTTACAATCATGAAAAAGTAAAGGCATTTGTTTCATTCACAAAGGGTGAGGGTTATGGTAGACCTATTGCAGAATTTATAACAACAGGAAAGCCTGTTATAGTTTCAGGTTGGAGTGGTCATGTGGATTTTGTTAATCCTGCATTTCATACATATCTTGAGGGTGAGATAAAACAAGTTCATTCAAGTGCCGTTTGGGATGGGATTATTCAAGCTGAATCTTCTTGGTTTACTGTAAACTATCAGAAGGCCGCTGAAAAACTACAAGATGTATATAAGAAGTACAAGAACTATTTGTATGAGTCAAAGAAGTCTGTCAAAGAGATGGAAATAAAGTGGTCATTTGATGCAATGACTTCTACATTTGAACAAATACTTGAATCAAATTTACCAAAATTTGCTGAACAAGTTACACTCAATCTTCCCAACCTTAAGAAACTACCACAACTGAAAAAGATAGACTAATATGATTTCATATACTATTACGGCGTGTAATGAAAGTTCAGAACTTGAAAAACTACTTTTCTTTTTAAAGGGCAGACTAGGTAATTCGGATGAAATAGTTTTACAATTGGACAAAGAAAATGTAACACCTGAAGTAATGGCGGTTGTTAGTAGATACCAAAATCAGATAACTGCACTGAAGGTAATAGAATTTTCATTGAATAACGACTTTGCTTCATTTAAAAACAATCTAAAACAACATTGTCAGAATGAATGGATATTCAACATAGATGCCGATGAAGTTCCATCTGGATTTTTAATTGAGAATATACAATCTATACTCTCGGCAAATTCAGAACTCGATGTTATTCTTGTCCCACGTTGGAACATCGTCGATGGGATAACAGAAGAACATATAAAAACTTGGGGATGGAGATTGGATGACTATGGTAGAATAAATTGGCCAGACTGGCAAATGAGAATCTACAAGAACAAGGAAGAAATAAGTTGGAAGAACAAAGTACACGAACAGTTATATGGTTTCGATAGATATTCACATCTACCGGAAGATAAAGATTATTGTTTATTCCATAACAAAACAATAACTAAACAAGAACAGCAAAATAGTTTTTACAACAACATGGCATAGTATGCAAAACAATCCTATAACCTTTTGTAT